TGAGTTACTCCTAATTCAAGAAGACGTCTAATTTCTAAAACATCTTCATTTTTTAGTTTTGCCTTTGGGTGCCGCTCTCCGCAAGAAGTAAGATTTCTTTTACGGGTAACCATATCCAAAGAATTTTGATAAGGAGTTCCTAAGTAAAGATGATCTTGATTGCAACACGAGGCATTATCACATGTATGACATACGAACATACCATCAGGTATTTCTCCTTTTGTGGCTTCATACATCTTTCGATGCGCTCTTGATGGTTGATTTCTGTAAGAGAAACAACCGTATCCATCTTTATCTGTTCCTCGCTGCCAAACAAAGCACCCGTCAATATTTTTCGTATATTTCAAAATACGAGCTTTAAGTAATTTATTTTTTTCTTCTTGTGGGATCGCTTCGAATGCTTCTTTCTTTTTTTGCATTCGAAGCGTCATATTATGCCTGCCATTACACTTCTGTGAACAAAACTTTGCAGAAGTTCTAGTGCTACAAGCCTTAAACACTTTTCCACATTCAACACATTCAATTACAATATTTGCAGCCTCTCCTTTAGCTCGACAAACTTGCGAACAAAACATATCTTTATCAAATTTTGATAAAAACATTCCGCAAGCCTTGCATCTGGCAACATTCATAATAAATCCTTCTATGGTTATAACCGATGGATCTATTATAGCGTTTCTTGGAGAAGCGTACATTTATTTATAACTCAATGTTATGGACTGCTATTATTACGGCGAAATGTTTGTCCAGTAGGGCACCCAGCGTACATCGGTGCCAGAATATATCTTCATCCAGCCAGAAGAATTTCCTGGGTTACCTGTCTTCATAAGTACAGCACCGTTACCAGCACCTAAGGTTTCATCAGTAACATTGGTGAACAATGTCTGTGCCGCAACTCCTGTTCCCTCATCGCCCATGGCAAAAAGACCACGACCTGTAATATCTCCAAGGGGAACATTGATATCACCAGCAAATACATTAAGATCACCAAGTGTTAAAGACGCGTCGCCAGCAGCAACAAAGATATCGCCAGCAACCAAAACAAGAGATCCTGTTTCAAGTCTTACGTCACCAGTATCAACCTGAACACCAGCATTAACTGAAGCAGGTGTCCACGTAGCAGAGTTAGAAACAATGCTCGCTAGAACATATGCAACATTCGTAGATCGGTTAGTCCAAATGGTGTTGAGCTCAGCCATGTCTGAGGTTGTGGGAGCACGCGTAGAAGAAATGGGTTGTGGATTTAAATCATACAGTGGTTGACCAACGCCATATACAGCATTTCTGCGTTGTCTCGAAATTGCCATTTTTGTCTCCTTAAAAAGATAAATTTGTAATCTATGCCCACTAGACCACACACGCAAAAGATAGTACAAGTTAATCTTGTACGTTTGTGTTAAAATTAACAAAGGAGTTATTATGGATGAGTACAATAGAACGGCTCGCAAAAGGCTATCAGTCGACATCCCAAAAGACCTTTACATGACAATCAGAATGCTTTCAGGTGACAAAAACTGCACTATAACCAAGTGGACTATAAGTGCTCTAATTGCACAGATAAAAAGAGAGACGGAATAAAAAACGCTCTCTTACGACACTCCCACGGGTTTATTAATATCTTTTCCAACCTTTTTTGTTATCTCTTTATCCAATCGCTTTATATAACTAAGAGCTAGTGGAAGATTTTGTTTAGCTGCAGCACTTATAACCTTAAGATAATGTCCTTGTACAGCAGGTCCCTTCAGTAAAAAGTTGATACCTCTAAGGCCGCCAATTCCTAGCGGAGCAAGAAGAGCAAATAGGGATGCTTGACGAAGTCCCCGTTGTGGACCAGCACCTTCGCCAGATTCTAAAGCTGATGCAACTGTTCCTAGAAGAGCTGATGTTACTCCGCCAATAACAGCTCCGCCCAAAGCTTTTTTATTGTTATTGAGAAACTTTAAACCAATTGCTGTTTTATGCATATCTCTTGTAAGATCGTCTGCTGCCTTAAAACTACGAATAAAGGCTTTTGCTGGTATCTCAGTTGACTCTTTTCCAAAATTAAAAATATCTTTATAGGCGGCGTCTTTAAAATCTCTAATTAGTTTTGCAGCGTACTTATCTTTTACTCCACCTCTAAGAACATTGTTCAACTTGTTTTTTGTTAGAAGGAGTTCATTAATATTTTCTAATGGAGCATCCGCTAGATATTCAAACTCTTTCATTCCATGTTTTATTAATGAAAGATCTGTATTAGATTTACCAGGAGCATTTAACGTTCTTTCTATTTTTTCAAAAGCTCTAGATAAATTATTAGTTGAGGCTTTTGCGTTTTTGATCTTAGGTAACTGGGCTTCCATTGCAGCATATTCTGTGTCAGCAGCCATTTTTGGCGTAAAGGATTTATAAGCATTAAAGATACCCATTCCAACCTGGAGTGCTGTCTTTATACCGCGCTGAACACTTTTAGGAGCATCAAGTGCTCTTGCAGCATATATACCAACATTTGGCACAACCGCTTGGCTAATAAGACCAGTTGCTCCACCTATTCCTATAGCAGCTCCAACTGGACCACCAAAAGCAAATCCTGCTAGAGCTGGAAGTCCATAAGATGCTATATCTTTTGCTGATGCATTAAGAAATTTAGCAGCTGTTCCTTCTGCCTTGAGAGGTCCAAGACCAAATACATCGGAGATAGTTTGAAAGCCTCCCTCAACTTTTTCTCCCGCGCGCATTAAACCTTTTTCTTGAACATAGTCTAGAACTTCACCAAGCGGTCCACCGGATGCCGAATCTTCTTTTGATTCTCTAATAGCTTTGAAGTTTTTTTCTAAAGCCTTTCTGTCCGTTTTTAAACCCGAAGCTTCGACTACATTTAAAAGTTTTTCTATATCGTCTTCTGATGGCCTTAATGAGCTTGTGTACATTTTAGATAAAGAAACAACGTTGCTTGGAAGTTCCGCTAATCTCTTTGTGGCACTTTTTCCAAGAGTTAATGCATTTCTTGCGGCCCACTTTCCCCATGTATCTTCTTTTGGCTCAACTTTTCCAATAACTTTAAATTCTTGTTCCTCTTGAGCACCAAGTTCGGAAGGTAATTGTGACGAAGTTTCAGCATTCATTTGAGGCTGTTCAATAGGATTAGTATCGGCAAACCCTAAAACCTTAAACTGCGGCTCTTGAGATATTCCAGTATCAAAATCTGCTAATGGATCACTAGTTATTTGTTTCATTGTGGAATGCGCTTTCCATTTTTATAAACAAACTTATTTCCTTGTGCATCTTCAACAATAAGTCCATCAGGTACTTTTGCAGAGCCAGAAATAACATTCCCAACAGCATATGGATTCACTGCTCCCTCGTATCCTCGAGCTTCAAGGGCTTCACTGAGCTTTCCATCAGAGAGCTCTCTTTGATAAACTTTTTGATCTATACCGCCTTTGAACTCTTCGCTAAATTTATCTAATTCTGGTCTCATTCTTTGAGCTAACAATGAATCTAGATTAAATGGAGGAACGCCCTTATTTTCATTTATAATATCATCCATTACTTGCTCTCTTTTTTGACCAAGAGAATCAAGAATCTCAAAGTTACGTAACACCCTGGCTCTTCCCTCTTTTGTTTGTAACAAAGAAGGAATACTTTTAAGAAATGTAGCAGCTTCAAAGTTCGTTACTCGCGCACCAAACATTTCACGTGCTTGACGTAAAAATCCTATAGAAAGTGATATAAACTCTTGTGAAGAAGCACTTAAAAACGCTGGTATATCAAGTCCAAATTTCTTCAATGTTGCATACACAAAAGGATTAGAAAGCTTGCCTTCATCATGAAGTTGCTGCATTCTTCGTGTCTGTCTTAACTTATCTTGATCTGCCCTCGATTTCTCTCTTACAGTGTCGCGAACTTTTCTAGTCTCATTAAAAGCAGCTATCTTCTCAGTTGATGCTAGTGACTTTTCTTTAAAAGCACGGTTTGCTTGTTTGTTTGCTTCAGCCTGAGTCATTTTTTCTTTTTGCTGAAGATAGGTAGCGTAATCTTTAATATCCCTCGTCTTTAGCCCCGAAGGAATACTTACAGGTAAAGGCTTTTGTTGTAGCGGATCAGTTATCTGATCAGTGGCACCAGGTAATGCTACGCCAGCTTCTTGAGGCCCTGATGGTTGACCACCTAAATATGATAGTCCTCCTAGCTGCGGAGGCCCAACTTCTTGACCACCACCTTGATTATTATAAAGACCACCTAAATTTGATGCATACTGTGCTTCTCTTAAACCTTTTTGAATCTCTATCGACATTCGCTCAGGAAGATACGATAGCCCTTCAGGAACATCTTTAGGATCTCCACTTTGCAATAATTCCAAACCGCGTTTAGTTCTTTGTTGAGTTTGTTGTTGCTGTTGTCTTTGCCCTAATTGCTGCATCTTTTGCTTAGCAAGTAATTCAAGGCCACTCGACAATCCAGCGCCTAGTCCTGTTCCTAAACGTTCTCCTAAAGACATCTTTTGAGGAAGAATTTGTATAGCCATTACATGCTCCTTTTAAGTAATGTTTGGCTGCTCATAAACTATAGAACCATCGACAGACCCTGGCCTAGTTCCTACAGGAGATAGTCCGCCACCTCCGCCATTATCTCCTCCGCCACCTAAAAGGCTCATAATAAATTGTAGCAATGCGCCACTTCCCGCACCTACTGCTCCACCAGCAGGACCTCCTACGGCCGTTCCTACTCCAGCGCCAACTGCTGGGAGGCTCTTACCAAGGGTGCTCATTAATTTTTCTATAATAGACGGCATTGATTTGCCAACTCCTTCAAAAAGTCCTGAAGCCCCTAAAGCCCCCATCCCTTCGTGACCTCTAAAATACCCTATCTCTTCTTGAGGTTGAGTACCCATACCTAACATTTGCATATATTGATTTTGTTTTTGAAGATCATATTGAGAACCAAGAGCAGCTAGGTTAGTTGAAAGTTGCCTTCCTCCTCTATGCAAAGCGTCAGCTCTTCCGCTTCCACTGCTTTGAGACCCCATATTTGTCATTCTTTGTGCAATCCCTGGCAGAATATCTTCTTGGAACCTTTGCATTTCACGTTGAGCGATAGGTTCAAAGCCACCCTGTCCTTGCTGCACGCCTCCAAGTCCCGTTTGAAGTAGTTGGCTTAGTGCTGATTGCACCTCAGGAGTAAATCTTTGTTGTCTCTCAACTCTACTTGGTGTTCCACTAAAAAAGCCCATCTTGTTCTCCTTATAAAACAATTTTCAGCATGCAGTATGATACTAGTCAGAATCATAGACTTTTTTTAACATCTGTAACAGAGATAACAAGGAGAAGTAATGGGACTTGATACTGATGTCGGTGCGTTTCTTCCAACTACGGACATATTTGACCGCTCTTTGATCAATACAATAGACTTAGACAGCCAAGAATTTAGAGATTTTCTCGTTAGACTTTATCAAACAACCAACAATATTGCTCAGTCAGTCAACATTAGAGACGCAGGCTACTACGTTGAAACTGAGTTTGTTAATGGACAGGTTTGGTTTCCAAATCCAGCTCTTAGCTCAAAGACAGCTCAAACTCCACAATATAGACAGGTTTTTAGAAAAGTTATCAACTTTGGAGCTCTTCCAAACGCAACTTCAAAAGCTGTAGCTCATGGCATAACAACACCAACAACCGCTTTTACATTCACCAGAATCTACGCAACAGCATCAGATACAACAGGACTAACCTATATTCCTATTCCTTATGCCTCACAAGCTGCAGCGACAAGTTCAATTGAAATCTCTGTTGATGTAACGAATGTAACTATAGATACAGGCGCCGTAGACAGAACTGCTTACGACACCTGTTATGTTATTCTCGAATATATCAAACAGTAGCTAGTAGCGATGCACCTTTCGTGAATAGATACTTATTGCATTGAGCTGGAAATCACTCAGCGCAATAGCTTCATCAGCCATCTGATCATTGTTCAGATAAAGCCTGATCTGTACTGTTTCTCCCTCTGCCTGTGGATATATCGAATGCCAGAAGCGCTTTTGTGATATCTCAAACGCTACGTCGGCGTATGGACTAGTTTCTAGAATGTTAGTTCCTATAAGAGCCCCAGATGTTGATCCATCGTCGGTGAGAGATCTATCTGACGATGAAGCTGAAAAATCAACCGCAATCTGTCCATTCGCTGTGCTATCTACATAGAAAGCAATCTTAGGAAGGAACAGGTTTTGGGCAGACTTCTGGTAGAAATTATACTCTTTAGTCCTTATATTAACCCTACTTACACGAGCTATCGTTCCACCACCTGTATAAGTTCCGACAAATGCTGGTTCATTGATAGTGAATGTTGACGTTGAACCAACAGGAACGCTTATAATCTCATAAATGCCACGAACTCCTGTTTGCAACCAGAGTACATCTGTTAGTCCTACTGCACCTATAAAAACATATTCTCCTGTAGTAAGGTCAAATGTTCCAGTGGCAACAGCAGGTCCAACTTGAGTCATTGCTGTAGCGCCAGCACCATCTACAATAGTAAAAAAGGTGGTATCTATAGAAAACCGTTGCCCAGCAAACCATTCAGTCCCTGCAGCAATTCCTGTGGCAGCTCCTGCTACGTCAGTCACATTAGTTATAAAGTTACCATTCTCATTTTCTATAAGAATGTAATCAGACGTCTGTACATTATGATCAATGGAGGTAACGGTAACAACACCAGCAAGATTAGTAAGATCAGTTACCTGAAGTGCGCCAACATTTCTAGGAGTATCAATACTTACAATAAACGTATAACCTTCTTGGTTTCCAGCAATTACTTGTCTGTATTCTGATTGCTGTTGACCACTGTTCCAAACATCTTCCCTATCTTCCCACGTTCCTTCAGCAATTTGCCACGTCTCGTCGTTTAAGTTCTGAATATACCCAAAGCAGGTAATAGAGTCGTCGTTCTCTGCCCATGTCTTGTTGCGGTAGTTATACGTTAAAACTCTTGTTGGATATGTTGGATCAGTTGCGTGCGCTGGTATAGCCCAATAAACCATCTCAGCAAAGTAGTCTCTTATTCCATAAACTCGATCAACTCCTTCACTTCCATTATGAAAGCTAAAGACAGCCTGTGGTATTTTAGAATCAATCCGCTGTACGTTTGCACCATTACAAGCGTGGATACCAACGTTACCGACACCAAGAATCTGCTTATCAAAGAGAACTGTAGAGAATGTAGACTCTACTCCAAGCTCTGCATTGATACGCTGGAACACGAACGGTCTTATCTGGTTGCCTGTAAATACAAGCTCCCAAGTACTTCTCTCAAAGAAAACAATGACACGATCACGCAAAAGTCGAGCTGATATTATTGCTTCTTTGGTTGCAGCATCTTCAAAGCCGCCTTTACCTGAGATAAATTCTCCCTCAACCCACGAATTGTCATTCACAGTATCAATTGGATCACCATCCATTGAATAACGAATTCGGTTTGGGTAGTTTACTGCAGCAGCTCCAAGGATGGACTCATATGTATTGAAAAATATAAGCCTGTTCTTGAAGGAAAGAATTATCCTGCAGCCTTCAATAGTGTCTGTAGCTGTTAGTGTGTATTTAGGAGTAAAGTTAACCCATGCAGCTCCAGTCCAATAACGTATATTATCGGTTGCGCTATTGTTCGTTACGAATAAAAGTCTGTCGCTTGCGGTTGTGCCACGATAATTCTCACCCCAGAAGAACTGCGAATCGGTTCCAGTCCAAAGACCTGTAGGCGTAGTACCAATTCTTCCCCACCCAGCTGCTGTATAGCTATAGGAGAATTGCGTATCAAAGGCGTACGTAGGTTCATCGTTTATAGCAGCAACTTCATAGTTAATAAGACCCATTACAGGTTCAGCTGGATAGAAGTATAAATCACCAACTGTTGCGGTTACAATATTATATGCGCCGGTTCCCGTATTAAACGTAAGGGTTGTTGCAGGACCTGTTGTAATCATATCAGCAGCACCGGCTGTTGTTACTGTGAAAATCTCAGTCCCTATGGAAAACATCTGTCCTACTTTCCATATAATTCCAGGAGCAGTTCCAACCCGTACGGCAAGTTTGTTGATTCTTAAACGAGAATTAAGTTGTTCGAACCCAGTAGTTGGAGCATCTGAAGGCGTTATGTAGGTTGATCCAAACCGTTTACGGACACGGCCACGCCATACATAGGCATTTTTGAGTTCTGCAAACGCTTGTTCAGGAATAAGCCACGGCTCAACATCAGTCTGCTTGCCCTGGGTCATCGGTGCTATAAGGAATTGGTCAAGTGCCACGAAAATCTCCTTAAACAGGTAACCCGATAGTGACAAAATATAGAACTGCGTTAGTTGTTGCGACGCCAGTAGTAGTTCTTTTTGACACATACGCTACAACGTTTGTCGTAGAAAAACTCACAAGCCTTGTAGCTATATCAATATCTGCGCCTGTTGCCTCAAGTTGACTTATATTCACATTATAGACAGTGCTAAAAACTGGTATTGTTGCTGCAACTGGCCATGTCATTGTTGAAAGACCTGTTGTAGGAGCAGAGAATCCCCATTTTATAAGAATTCCTGAAGGAAGAAGCGCCCATCCAGTAGCTGCTTTACCGGCAGAAGTAAACTCAACAACATCGCCGTTGTTCTCTTTTCTAATTGCAAGCTCTGCTTCAGTTGAATAGGCAGATTCACGAGAAAAAAGAATTACTTCATCAACTGCTGTTGTCGGAGAAGTTGCTCTCTCAGGGAAGGTAACAGTATTATGTTTGCCTCCACCAACACTATTGATTGGTACATGATCGATATCTATAAACGCATCAAGAGCAATAAAGTTATTTAAAATAGGAAGCTGCGAATCTGCAATTCGATCTGTAGCCTCGGGAATATTTACGGTATATGCCAATTTCTATCTCCTTTTATCTTTTTCTATCCCAAGCACCATAACCTATAGATGCACCATCGCTATAAATAGTAGCTGATTGCTCTTTAGATTGAATGTTAATAGTTCTTCTTAAAACAAGAAGCTCTTGTTTCTTAAACTCAGGCATTATCTCTTGTACACTCTCAGGATCAGTTCTATCTTCAAATACCTTCTTAGCGGCACCATAAGCAATATACTGCCACCATTGCTCAAGTTCTGGGATTGCTGTCGGATCATTAAATAGCTCTGTAGGGCGTACATCAACTTCTAACAAGATTGGGTATACCTGGTCTGGTATAGGCTGAGTAAAAAAACCATTCTGGAAATAGAAAATAGTATCTGGACGTGCAGCAGCGTATGGAATAGTAAGACTATTGATATCTGTGCCTGCTCCTGGTGGTTGGTTAAATGTTACTGAGTAGGCCCCAGTAAGATAATTAATTGTACCAACGCCATCACCAGCAAAAGCTCCAGCGCCATCATCATGTAATATCAATCCATTGTTGTTCGCATCAATTGCATTGAATACTACTTGATCTGCAATAACAGGAACTGCACTCAAAGTTCCAACAAAGTTCTGAATTATACCGTCGCCTTGAGCTTCAGTTACTATTGTATTATCTAAAGGATACTTGCCAGTAAATTTAGTTATATCTTGTACTAAACTTGCAGGCCGTCCTGCAACATAGACCGGAGCATGAACGGCGGTATATTTATTCTTAAAGTTGTAAAGTGGTTCACCAACCACAGTACTTGTTTCATACTTCCAGACATTCGGCTGTGTCCAAAAAGTGAACGTTGTCCGAAGAGAGAAAAGACGGAGTTCTTGGGGGAAGTCATACTGTATAAAGGTATTTACATACTCATCAATGTCAGCATTAGATAATTGCTGTTCAGAAGGACTGCGAGTCAATCGCCTAACTTTCTTTCTGATCGCCGCAAGTGTGGAGTCAGCCATATCTCTTCCCCTTTATTATTACTAAAGTTCTATCTGCGAAGACCCCATTGTAGCAAGAGAGTCAGCGTCAGAGGTATCAATAAAATCAAGACTATGGAAGCTAAACCGTTGCACATATTTGCCTAACCCTGAAACTGACTTGCCTGCAGCATTCACAGTAAACGCATGAACTGGATACTTACCATTTTCATTCAAATGCTTTGCTACCGTCAAAGGGATAGTATAAATCTCACCATCTACAAATGCATACCTTTTGATACCGTCTTTTTTATATTTCCTGAACGGAAACTCAATATTACCACCCGGTACTTCATGGAAAATAAACTTTCCACGGACCATCTTATTACCCTTAAGTCTTTCTCTATCTAGTTTAGCGTCTCTTTGTGCTTGTACATCAATAACTTGTGGAGCGCCTTCAATTTTGCCTTGCTTACTTTTAGTCATCTTGTCCTTTAGTTATTGGGGGAAGGAACGCGCGCCTTCCCCCATAAAAACGGTTTTTACTCGTTATCTACACTGAAAGACTTTCCAGCCTGCCAGTAAATAACATCATTTGCGGCTCCAGCTGGGCTCGTTGTGCCCGCAGCAAGAGACATAGCAATGTAACCACCATCAACAGTTGCGTCATCAAGCAGATTTGAATAAGCCAATCCACTATCTTCACCAACAGGGACAACTTGAGCATGTGTAAATGGTACACCTGCTGTAAGAGGCCATGCGAATGCAGTAAACGCAGTTGTGTTAATGTCAGTTGTAATTGTAGATGCAGCAATAGCTGTGACTGTTGCTTCTAATCCATCCAACTCGACCATTCCAAACACAGCAGGAACTACAAACTTCACCTTCTGACCAACTGTAAATCCATGAGATACAGTTGTCGTTACAACACCAGGAGCGGCTGCTGTAATAGATGAAATGAATCTGCGTTTTGGATAGAATGCAGCAGGAGTATTAATTAGACGGAACTCTCCAGCAAGTGCAGATACAACAACAGCTGGTGCATATACAAGTTCTGCAGATGTATTTGCTACAATAGCACCTATCTCAAAGTCAACGCCACCAAACTGCAATGTTCCGGCTACGTTTCCTAGCCTGAGAAGATTTCCTTCAACAACACCAGCAGTTGCAGCCATCGTCAAAAGAGGTGGAGCAGCAGCCGTGATACCCGTACTTGCAATAACAGCACCGAGCTCAGCGTCTGTACCAGTATTAATATAACTGAATCCACCTGTTGCCATAATCTCGGCAGTGGTTGAATCATCGGCAGCAAGCTTATTACGAATAAAGCCTGTGTCAGCAGCCATACCCTTTTGCCACCAGGTTTCTACGCCTGTGGCAGCACCACCAGCAGCAGTTACTGTGTAGTTATAGGTTTTAAACCAATCAATGTCAGCTCTCAGCTTAATGACCTCAGCGGCTCCGTCAGCTGTAAACCTACCTTGTTGGATAATTGTATTGTCAGACATAATTACCCTTTCTTATAGTGTGCAACGTAGATTGATAACCCATGCGTCATTCAGGATACGAGGCACTTCAGCAAACTTATAACCAACAGTGCTGTTCAGACGCAACGGTCCGTTGAGCTCTGGTCCGTTATAAATAAACTGCGCGCTGTAAGCATCCTGCTCAACACAACCAAGAGCTTCCATACCAAGACAGAAGATGTTGAAAACATCCGCGCCAAGCATAGACGAAGTTGGAGTTGTTGAACCAATAGACGACACCAAGAAACGCATGTTAGCTACAGATCCCCACTCTGCATCCAATGGCCCATTAGGGTTTGGATACTGAGACGAGTGAATAAATCCAGCTACATTGCCCAGGCTCGACGTAATGTCAGTATTTGCCAAAGCAAAATATGCATTTCTTACAGGAGCTGTACCAAAACGATCTTCTCCGGGAATCTTCTCCAGGAAAGTCTTAGCATCAGCACCAAGCAACGTTTGAACCGCTTCATCAACGTCAGAACGAGACAACTCTGTAGGGGAATCGCCATTCACACCGCCAACACAGTTAAGGAAAGCAGCAGTACTAGCAAGCATGTTTCTTGTTAGCTCATCTTCTGTACGACGAAGAGCTTCACCAAGACGCTCCGATGCTGCGTTCAAAACCGGATCCTGGCGTTGCAAAGTGCATTTAACTGTTACTTTTATGACCAAGTATATTACAACTTGGCGGGGAGTCTTGTTATTCCTCCCTCCGAGAGTTTCCTTCTCGGATCGGACTGTCGCTTCACTTCTCAGTGTCCACTCGCCTCAGTCTCTCAGCGTGCACACCATTCTTTATTGCTATATACTGTAACGTGACAGCTACATCTATATAGGAGTTTCTTATGAAAACAATCGATCCAAATAAAAATTTTAAACCTATTGTTCTCGCTTATATGGCTGGAATCGTAGATGGAGAAGGAAGTATCTCAATATGCGATAGCAGTCATACACAAGGAAGAGCTTTCTTTTCAACATCTTTAGGAATAACAAGCACCGATAAAGTTCTTATTGAGTGGGTTGTTGAAAATTTTGGGGGTTGGTTATCAGAATATACTCCAAAACAAACACCGAAAAACTCACGTAAAAAGGTTTATCGTTGGCAGGTAACAGGTAAGAACCTGGAAACTATTCTGAATATCGTCTACCCATATATCGTTATCAAAAAACGAGAGATTGAAATTATGCTCGCAATGAGAAAAACATATAAAGGAAGAGGAAAAGTAAGGAAAATTAGTCCAGAAGTTCTTGCTCTTCGTAAACAATACGCCGAAGAACTCGCGTCTCTTCACTGTAGAAACTACAACAATAAAAAATGATTGCTTCGCCCCTGTCGTCCTCGTCTTTACGTTAGGACTTCCAAGTCAATCAGAGCGGATTTAAAGCAGGCCATTTTTTACAAGCCAAGAAATTTCAAAGAACGTTTCGCGCACTATCGCTAGTTAAGCGATAAGTCAACCTGCTCGTTAATCTCAATGTATTGACCGTAGTAAGAGATCTGTGCGTCAATATTTACAGCGGTGAGCTGTGTTGAAGGAGGAGTTACACCAGTATTTCCCAAAGGAACGAGCGATGAAGCTAGCTGGTTATAACGAGACATTCTGAGAGTGTCACCACCATTTTTAGGTAGTGTGAACAGCTCTGCAGGTACTTTGTGAATATATTGTGGAGTAGGAGTCGACAAAAGCTTCATATTGAAACTTTGTTGCACTTGTGGTGCAAGCACTGTCGTTGTAGTGATAGGCATTTTATACCCTTAAGTATTAAACAATTAACAACTTAAGATTGGACGGATTGCTCAATCAATTGATCGATTTGTCCAATGGGTTTGCGAGGCCCGATATACGCTGGGTGGCGAGGCCAGTTCTACGCCGTGAGTTTGCGAGACTCGATGTACGCTGGGTGGCGAATCCAATTCTACGCCATGGGTGTGCGAAGCCCGATATACGCAGGTCCACTATAATACATTAAAGAAGTTTTAAACAACCTCCCGCCCTTTTTTGTATTACGAGGACAACTTTAGGCGAGAGGTCGATAGAATGTCTAACGTTTTTTTGCAGCTGCTCTCATCTCACGGTAAAGACTATCTCTTGTCTCTTTGGTGAGTCCTTCAGCAAAAGCATTCGCATGAGTAAGAGGACCGTCAGCTCCTTGCTGCGCACCAACACTTGCTATAGGTCTAGGCTTTGAAGCGTTTTCTTGAGCCTTTGCAACCTGTTTAGCTATTGCAGGATCAGTAGATATGCCGAACTGCTTAATCATCGTATAGGCAGAAACAGCCTTATTGTAAAGATCTGGCGATGAGTTGAGCGTAGAAGCTATCTCAGGATATGCTGCTCTTAGCATCTCAACATTCTCTTTTGAAACAACAGTATCAAAGTCAGGATATTGAGTTTGAAGCTTTGTTTCTACCACTTCAGCAGCACTTTGTCGCTTGTAGCTCTCTAAATCCTGCGTCAGCTTTTTGATATCGCGATCATACTTATTAAGATGCTTTCCTTCAACAAGGTCATCCGGTGCCACTGTATAATCTTGTGGTGCAGGAGGTACGGGCTTTACCTGAGAAGCTTGTATTTGTTCAATATGAGCACGCAGTTCTCCGTTCTCACGTTCTGCTTTCTCACGAGCTTCTCTAAGTACGCGGAACCTAAGTGCCTGATCACCAGCTGGTTTAGCTTCAGCAACCGGAGTTTCTACAGGAGCTTCTTCAACTGTTGATTCTGTCTCTTGAACTTCCTCAGTTGGTGTCTCGAGTGTTTCGGCGAGAGCTTGATCGTTCTGTGTTTCCTCAATGTCCATGCATGTCCTTTGTCTTACGACTGAATAATGAGATTTTCCTGATCTTTAAATTTTTTAGGATCAAAGCTACTTGAAACAGTCGACTCTTTAAGCTCACTGTTTAGTTTTTTGCACTGTGCTAACAGGGATCCATCGTAGAACGAAAGAATACACGCAAGAAGCTCTTTTTCGTCTTTAGGAACTTCTAATGCACGATCTCTATAGATTTCACATGCCTGAAGATTAGGTATCGTCCACAGTAAGAAGACTTGTTTTAGTGCTTTATCGCATCTATAAACAATCTGATCGAACTCTGGGGTAGGGCATGATTCTCGTACAAGAAAATAGTTGCGGATCACATTATCCATCAAACGTTCTTTTTTTGTGATCACTACAACATAAAAACTTTCGTGAAACTGCGCGTTTCCACGATCAAAGGCCTCATTAAAATGCTTTTCGTAGTCCTTAAGCATCTCACGTTGTTGTGCGATAGGATCCTTGTTCTCTTGTTTCTGACTCATCAATCTAAGAGACTCAGCACCGAGTGTTGGTTTTTGCTTGTCGGACATAAATGCTCCCTAGTCTGAAGGTAGGGTAACAGCAGAATGCTTAAAACTACTGGCCCTACCCTCAATGATATCACCCGATACCATATCAAATTAGTCTAGACACACGAATGCATCTATTTACTTCTTAGACCTTCTTCACGAATGGATTGTTCGTCCTTCTTAGGCTTTGGAGCTTTCTCGTTAACCAAAGTACCTAAAATAGACTCTGCAATCTTCTTCGCTTGGTTATCAGGTCTTAGCATTGTAGGCATTATTAGAACCTGGTCTTAGCAGCGTTCTTTTTTGCCTTTGTAACAATGCCGGACATTTGTGCGTCAATAGCACGCAATGTATCTGGGTATGTACCGGTCGTCATAAAAGAAACCGATGGAAACGGCTTCATCATTGAACCTTGATACATACACGCAAACGCGCTAGAGCTTGATGGAGCCATTGCTGCCCCCATCCTCTCGCCCTCAGACTTATAATATTTCTTCTTTGCCATTGCGGCTCCCTGTAGAAACTGCAGAATTAACTGCAAGGTTAATAAGATATCCTCTAACTACATCTAACGTAAAGCATCAAGACCAGAAGCAGGAGCCTGTGGCGCAGCTACCCTCCCCGCTAATGAGGGAGGAGTACTAGTTGCAGCTACATCACCTGATATTGCTTCGGCTTTTACTATGTTCGAGAGCTCAATAAGCTTCTGCAATTGATTGATATCAATATCATCAATCTCCTGAAGAGTCTTAACAAGGTTTAGCATTCCTTGCGTACGATCCTTCTCTGCTTCAGCCCTACGCTCAACCGCTAGCTCTTTATTTTCATCAATCCTACTTACGCGCTCCATACCAAGACCACGATCTGCAATTGCACGGGACTTAGCAAGCTCAGTTCGAGCCTCTTGTTCCTTAAGAGCAGCCTCAAGTTGCATTTGCTCTGCTTGCGCTTTTTGCTCGTTGGATTTATTTATCGCTTCCGTAAGATCTTTCTTGTCTTGTATTGTTGCCGCTTTAATAATGATATCGTCCGGCACAGGAACGCCAGCCTCACGGAGTTGTAATAGCTGTGCAAACTGCATCTGGCGTTGTGTAGTCGTATTAAGACCCTCTTCAACCGCTGCGTCATACTTTCCAAATGCCTTGTTATAAAACTGCGGACTTGGTTCATCTTCTATAATCCTTTTTACTTTTCCGGGCGTAAAGTTTGATTGGATGATATCAATCATTAACTGACCAAGCAACTTCTGAGACATATCCAGTCCATCAAAAAGAGTCTGTAACGTAGTAAGTCCAGCACCTTGGCGAAGCATGGACAATACTCCAGCCTTATCATCAGTAGCAGAACCAAGAAGCTCTTCATTAACACCAGAGATCTCTTGTATTTCTTTGCCAAGTATTTCTGACATCTGGAAGAACGATTGCGGGACCTCCTGCGTAGGAATCGGTTGAATGTCCGTCATCTGTGCAGTTTCTTTAAGGAATATCGACCGGCCTTGTCCCGTCTTGAAGACATCTTTCGGATCGATCAACGCGTTCTCTTTAGCTATATAACCCGTAGTTGCCTTAGATTCTGCAATATCAAGCTCGATAACCTTACGTCGGTTATACAGGAACTGAGCGTCTCTAAGCCCGCGGACAACTCCCTGAACTCGAGACGAGTAGTCACTCATCTGAGGATTGTAATAACCAAATACAGGCACAAAAGGATACCTGTCAGTACCCATAGGGTTGAGTCCGTCGTAGAATACCTTCCCTTGTACAACGATAGCCATCTTGACCGTAGGGACCTCTTGATCGAGAACGGTGACCTGCGGATAAATCCGTAAAAACTCTCTAAGCGCCGCTTCATCTTTACCTTTCCATTCCATACTTTCACCGGTTTGCGTATCAACTAACATTTGTTGAGTGCGGAAATCACGGTAATAGTATTCGTCGTAAGGCAATAAGCTTCTTCTACTTAGATCATAATTCTCTGGCATGAACTGAAACTTACCGTCTTTAGCGTTCATGCCAGAGAGAGCAGATATATCGTCTTTATAGTCAGGAAGCAGCGAAACAACTTCTCGTCGTGATAGATAGGAGCGCTTCCACAAAAAGTTACAATCGGAAAGATCCTTTTTCCTAAAGTAGGGATCAATAAGGAAAGAGTTAAAGTTGCAGTTGTTTATCTTAATGTTTCCACTTATAGGGTCATCCCTATAGTCAACCCAGACCTGCATGAGATTCATTCCAGTAACTAGAGCACCATGAAACGAATCTGATATCGTATTGAGTACGTTTTCTTGCTGATTGATCCAATACATAATCTTTGTAAATTGGTCTGCCGTAGCCTCATCGGCATTCTCTACCGGAGTTACAATCGTAGACTTCCTCTCACGACGCTGTGTTCCAGAGATCGTGTTGACTACACGTCTAATACGATTGAAATTGAATGTTTTTCTGCTGTTGAACGGAACGTTGCCATAAATGTCTGAAAAGATCTGTTGGTCACCAGCCTCAAAACGGGTATCTATATCAGCCTCTCCCCAAAAGGCTTGATTGATCGTAATACTTTCTTGGTAGGAATTCTCCATCATCTTTTGGATATCTCTATCCTTAGGCTCAAAGTACCCGGTATCACCCTTTGGAAATAGCGCCATTATTTCTCCTTTTTCATGGAGCACAGAAAAGATTTCAAACATTATATAATTTTGTCCAGCTTAGCGTTGCCAGCATAACAAAACTACGAATATGTAGAATAATAAAAAAGGGGAGAGCGAAAGATGGAAGTTGAACGACCCCAGGAGTCTAACCTGGCCATCACAGAGGTGCAGTCCGTGCCTTAACGCTTGGCTAGATCGTTCAATAAATTTAAAAGACTGGATTTTGGAGGCGCTACTAGGAGTCTAACCTAGCTATCACAGTCCCTCAGACTGTTGCCTTAACGCGTGGCTTTAGGGCCTCCAACAAATATGATAGCGCAATTCCACTACATTTTAAACAAATGCTTATAAAAGATAGTGAAGAACTCTACCCCAGTTTCGTACTTTTCGTTACATGCGACATCGAGACGAGCACGAGTAGCTTTGATCTCTTGATCAAGCATGGCTTTCTCTGTAGAAGTCACACGGCATCGTAGCTTAGCGCCATTAAGAGTCTTGCGCGTTTCAATAATGCAGTGATCGACGCCAAGATGCTTCTGAGAACGCAAAGTGAAATCTAGATCAACCATATGACTTGTATTATGAGCCATGACCCTTTCATTCAGCTGTTTACGATTATATACGCACTCATTATAAATCTTAAAAACATGACAGTGCGTTACGCAAGCATCTCTATATTTTTGGCACCAATAAAGACCAAGATAAAACAACTCATCTTTTGTAAGCATACTTTTATCGATAGCACTAAGACGATCTACTTCTTTTTTCATATGTCTAAGCGGTGGTCTTTCCATTCTCTTTTCCTTCAAACTTGTGTTATCATAATTGCTCGCTGTGCCTTATACAGCACGACCGCCGTCCGATAAACGGCAAAAAGTCATTTAGTTTTTCAAGCTAATATGCAGAATCACCGCGTAACAGATACGGCTAGCTATCTGATGCGCGGCTTTTCTTTTAACTAGGATCTTGGTTTTCTTGTCTATTTAGAAAGGGAGAAAGACTTTTACCAATCGTCTTAAGAGCGGCACCCATAGAAAATAAAATCAGTTGAGCGGACTCTACTCGCGATGGAATCTTAATATGTTCATTTACTTTAGCTTCAAGCTCCTTAGAAAACTCATTCCATATCTCAAGCCGCCAATCGCCATAGTACTTAATATCTTTTCCAGAAACAGATTCATTGATGAACTTAAAAAAAGCCGCGATCTCAATCTTCTCTTTGTCCCTGAATGCAGCAAGCCTCTTCTTTCTAGTTTCACTTGTGCCACAAGGGAACACATTCTTAGGACAGTAAACAGAAAGAAGTCGGCTTATTCTCCAACCACCTGTTGGGTATAAACGACTAGCTCTTCGCCTCTCTTTTTCATTAATAATAAAATAGGAAGCCTGGAACGCACTCTTATACTTTTTCTTGTCTTCTTTTCTTAATAAATTAGCTAGCAAAGAAATATGATGGCCCGAATCACGACAAAAGTGGGATTTCCAGTATTCACTACTAAATGGATCTCCAATCATTCTAGCCTCTCAATCTTATGGTTATATATGAATAGATGTACACAGGTTAACAAAAAAGGGAGGAAATTACTCCTCCCTGAGAGACGTAATAATGGGAGTAGGCAGTGTCTAGCTCTCCAAAAGCCTCTTGATTCATGCATCTTTTAACCTTTTAATTCTCTCCTCAAGAGCTCTACTTTGGTAAGCGAATCGAAGCGCAATGTCCTCAAGGCTTTGAACAAAGCCGAACATAGAGGAGCTGCCTAGTTGCTCCTCTGTAATATCCTCAAAATCAACATGAACGCGCATTGTCTTAAGGTATTCATACAACTTGTCTGCGCAAGAAGATAATACAACTGACTTTTTCTTAAGCTTCTCTAAGCGAGAAATGTCTGTTTCTTCATCCCAACTATATTTTCCTGAAGGTGGTTGCATCCATATCCTAATTGTTGGCTCCTCGGGGGAGTTTCGATTGCTTACTTGCTGTCCTTCAAAAAATCCTCAGCCTCTCGCACATCCCATTCTAAATCCATAAGCATCAAAATTTTCTTTCTAAGAAGACGCGCATTTATTCTCGCGTCCTCATACGCGTCTGTAAATTTTTCATGCTCGCTTTCTTTATCATTTGGGAAGAAAGCCCATAAATAATCGCCCTCAATATAATCTTCGATCTTATTAAGAGCTGTATTTATATTCCCAATAATAACATTGAAAGAGCTGCCGCAACCCGCTTCCTTATCATAAAAGTGTTTTGCTTCATAAGCAGCCTTAGCAAAAAGCGATAATGCTTCCAAAGACTTCTTAACTTCAGGGTCGTTCAAGTTATATAGATAGCCGCCCTCACTAAAATATTCCTTTATTATCTCCACATTCTCAGAAAGCCAATTTCCTCTAAGATTCAAAATAGCTTGATTTACGGCTTCAAACGCTTCTCTATAGTTCATTGTCGTCCTTACCTAAAGAAACGGGGGAGTTTTGATTGCTTAAATATCATCAAACTTTTGGCCCTTCAAAGCTAATAACAAATCTAGTTCTTCTAACCTTTTTTCTTGTTTAGATTCGAAATAACCACGATAACCTTGATTTTTTCTTGTCTCTTCAGTTGTTTTTTTTACTCTTACTTTTTTTGCTCGAACACGACACAAAGAGCATGCTGAATTCTCAACATTCATAAGGATTGTGATCACAATCTTACTAATTCTTCCACAATCGCACTTACATACAAAAAAGCGGTTTTTCCTGTTTTTCCTTTCTTCGATTGGAACCTCTTTTATTATCTCTAGAGATCCAACCCGCTGCCCACGCGTAAAAATATGGACCTTCTCATATTCTCTCATATTTTTTCTACCTAAAAAACTGTGGGAGCTTAGATTTATTACCAGCAAAATTCAAGTAAGTTCTTTCGCTTTGTAGTATATCGACGAACTAGCCCAATAGCGCCCATACGTACAGTTGAAGTCCAGTCAGATTTACCATATTTATATTCGTGACTAAGAGGAAGAACATCAAACCTGTATCTGCGATAACAGCCACAGCACTCCCTAGTAAGACCAGCATTAAGGCTTGCGTTATCGATTTTACGTTTAATCCCACAATCACACTGGCAGTCACTAATACGCCCAACGCTCAACATAATTCCAGCTGAACCAATAACGGTCCATCGACCAAATCTCATGCCTGCAACTAACACTTCTGCACTCATAATTTTTCTACCTAAAGAACCTTGGAAGCTTCGATTGCTTACCGTACTGTGCTTCATTACGGAGTCTGTCTATGTCGTCTGGAGTGAGGCCAACCCTAAGCTTAGGAAGGTGAACCGCAAGATAACGTAATCCGTCACAAAAATGGCTCCACTTGTCATGTAACGGGTTCTTTTTATAGATCTTTTTCTTAGAATCGAACTCTTGGCGGTAATTCTCAATTGCCTTAATGAGCGGCCTACATTTCTTCTCGTCAAACCACATTCTAGGAAGCGTTGTCCTTACAGCTTCAATACCGTCCATTATTGAGAGCTTATCTGCAACATCAAAGGTAACACCAAGCTGACGGGCTTTCTCCCATCTCGTTGTGCCTGAAGAGAACTCAAAATTACGTATGTCATGAGGACCCACATGCTTACCGTAAGTATAAGGCTTACTTTTGATGACATTGACATAGTGCTCAATCCCTTCCTTATTTTTCTCATAGCAATCAATTACCTTAATGGCTTGCCCAGCTATCTGAAAGAAGATAATAACCGTACTGTCACGAACTCCGATGTCCCAGGCGGTATGAACAGGATACTGCGGTTCCCATGGAACCAAACCGATCTGACCGTTGAGCCGCAACTTGTCCATGTACTTAGTGTAATATCCTCCCTCAATACCAAGATCAAATGAACACCAGTATTCCTGCATCTGTAGATCTTCGGACATCTCTCCAATCTCGCGCTCACGCATAATGTTTTCAATAGAAATATGCTTAGTGTCTTCTACTGTAAGATGCGATAGGTACCAATCATCAGGGTTTAGCTGTGCCGCTAAATACATGTCATATAGAAAATTTTTACCTCTCGGCGTGGAAATTATGAGCGTCCACCCCTGGTTTGCAGTCAAAATTGGCCTTACAAACTGGTAAGCCAGCGGGTCACTCAGGGCAAACTCTGAAAATACTACGCCTTGCGGGTTAGTTCCCACCAAGGAGGTGTCATACGAGTCAGAGCCGACAATCTGAAACACTGAACCGTTTTTAAGTCGTATACGCATGAGTTGCTCGTTGCGTGACTCCACAAGTTCAATAGGTAGATAGTCTAAAATACGAAAGCCGTCGTTGGTAATAGCGTCCCAGAGAATACGCCGACCCCCTGCAAACGTAGGGAAAACGTAATAAATAGTTTTGGTGGATCTTATTAGGTCTCTTATACATACATTCCACGCGGTGACATCTTTTCCTGAATTATGTACTACATATCCATTAGCCACAAAGCTATGAAATGTTTCTGTTTCTATATCGTAAAGTTCTTCTGGAACTCCATCAGAAATTCTAGGACAATTCTTCCAACAGCTGCTTTCTTTTTTAGGCTTAAATGGATGAGTGGGAATTCTTGCCAAAACCTCTTTCTGTTTAACGGTTTTTCCATAAACAGGCCCAAATGATAGAAGCTTTTTAACTGCATTTCCCTTGGCAACCCTAATCTCCCAGTTGCTACCTCGCTCGTTTATCGGGGACTGTGGCATAATTCCAAACTTTCTAAGCAGCCAATACATGTCCCAACCAAGCTCATAACTTTTACCACAATGAATCGAGACTTCATTCGCTGGCGGAATGGATCTTCCTCTATCTCCAACGAATCCTTTATTATGGCAATAAATAGATCCATCAGATGAAATAACTGCTGCAAAAAAACGCCCTAAAGATTTCTCGTCAAAGCGCCACACATATGAAAGAAGCCTGCTTTCCCTTTTTGGAACATCTTGTCCTTCTTGACGGAAAAGCTCCTTTATCTTGTTTTTAAATGTCCCTCCCCCACGAGTCCCATTCGAAAAACCTATATCGTATCCATTGCCCTTCTTGCGCCATATAGCTTTATAATCAAACAATTTTTTTGCTAAGTATTCTACGCGACAAAGTATCACTTTGTTTGTATTGGTGAATTTTGGTTGTTGATAAGCAGAGCAATATCCATCGCTCGACATATACCCAATAAACTCAGCAAGATCTGGATTATTAAGAGTTCCTCTTCGAATCCCTGCATAATTTAGAACTTTAGTCCGATTATTTAAAGAAGAAGCAGGCTTCCATTGCGAAATATAATCGTTAATTACCGCAAACTTATGATCATAAGAAGTTACAATTGGAAGACCCGAAAACGTCTTAATAATCTTGGTGTCTTTTATCCCCGTCTTCCAAGCGTTCTTTACAGTGTCCTGAACAAAATTCATTTGATCCCATGAGAGAATCTTATCGCCTACCTCTATGTTTTTAAGAAACTTCCAGGAACCGTCGGCCATCGTTATATGAGTCTCTCCAGACAGACACCGTCGAGGCCAGACAGCCATCACACGCTTGTAACCATCAACCTCAAGAGCCTGAAAGATACAACGCTGATAATCACGAGGAACGAAGTTATCTAGTTTTACGGTCTCCGCTTTTGGCACTCGAATCCTTTACACAAAATAATCAGGATTGATCCTAAATCGAATCTTATGCGCGCAGTCAGCTGCATTGATAACAATGTTTTCCTCGACATAAACACCTGCTGTCACCGAGTTCAAATCAAACGCGAGTTCAATCTCAACAGATGTGGGCTTAATACCAGATTTCCTAAATTCTCTAGCTACAGACTCAACGATTCTCTTTATTGTGTGTTCTTTAGTAATCGACATTTATATCTCCATCAAACAATGGATAAACTACCGTATCTTCACTAAATATAGCTCGAACATAAGACATCCATGCCGGAGCCGTTTCTTTAATAGTTTCTTCAAAGAAGCCACACGCAGAGGGAAACACAGCTATGATCTTTGTTTGTTTATCATTGACGGTGTACATCTTCGACTGCTTAAACAAGCCTAAAAGTAGCGGATCCTTAAGGTCAACCAATCCTTCTAGAAATACCTTCCAATCCCGATCATCTTCTTTTCTACAGCGATCACACTGTGGGATTTGCTTCTCTATCACGCCTACAGGCTCAGATGTTAACTCATTGCCACAACAACACTTAATCATTAGATATCCTTAAACTTTTTTATACCCTCAAACTTTTTGTCACTATCTGCCTGAGCTTGGTCTCCAAAATCTTATCGACAAACTCCAACATCATACTGCGTCCTCTGTTTTCTCTTCGCTCACCCAACCAATAATGAGACACCAAAGTCCACAGAACAAGTACGACGAGCGCAGCAGTAAGACGCAATAATATAGACATTTACTTAAGCTTTCTTGGCTTGCTTCCTATCTACGCGGCTCATCTCAAACGTCAAATTTCCTACGCCTGCCGTATTGTAATGATCACCGACAACACGAATTATTTTCTTACCTTCAGCATTGTCTTCTGTCGCAATTTTCACATACACTTTAATTTCATCCACCCTACAGCCCCATAGCTTCTTTTCTATGCTTGCAAACTCACTGTTAAGTAATTCAAAAAACTCCGTAATCGGCAAACTCATCGCCGCTTCTTTCTCATTTATACGGCTAGTTTCATCCTTAATCATAGGCATACCCTTTCCAGATTTCCTGCCGACCCAATAATCATAAGCCTTAGTCACAACGGCTATCACGATAAAAATAATAAATAAGCCAATAAACGTTCCTACAACAGACGGTACAATATCAACCATTTACTTCTTCCTCCCTTTGTTTTTAGATCCAACTGGCCGTCCACGCTTCTTGCGTGCAACTACTTTACTAGGCTTATCTCTAAGCTCGTGCTTAACAATATGGTCCATCCTAACCTCTGACCGTATCTGAGCCGAAAGCTTATCAAACTTGCGGCCAAGAAGTTCAATACTTCCCTTCAAGCTTGACGATAAAGCTGGTGATTTATCGTCAACAGCTGAACCAAGAAGTTCTTCATTAACACCAGAGATCTCTTGGATTTCTCGACATAGCATTTCTGACATCGTGAAAGCCGACTGCGGTCCTTCTTTCGATGTCGGCTTCTCCATCAGCTGACGCACAATGTAGCCAACAATAAATGAAATAAGACCAACCACTATCACTACCATACCTGTTGTAACCATTTCCATTGTCATTTCTTACTCCTATCCTAAGAATTTATCCGCAAGTGCTGCTGCTTTGGGAAGCATTGTTCCTACCCCCTTGGCTAACATATATCGCTTTCCAAAGACATATATCAAGCCTGGTTCGCCCAAATGGGTTAACGCAACATAAAACGATAGTCCGAGGAATATTAAAGAGAGCACAAGAGAAATTCCCATTATCCATACAAGCCGCTTGAACCAGAGATCAAGTTTCCCCTCCTCCTCCTCTGAATTATAGCCGAAAGTACCATCAAATATCACAGCGATCCACGCTAGAGCTGCCACAAGCGACGCCAAAAGAAATATGCCTGACATCACATCAAGAACTTGTAATAATAACCATGCAAACGCTTCACTCATGAAATATCCTTTACTGGATCAACCGGCTCTTCAGGCAGTCTGTAGTCAAGCTTTATGCCTTTTCCTAAAACGTAAACTTCTAGAATGTAATTAATCGCTTCCCTCAAAGAAAAAAGTACAAGGTCCAAGCAATCACATAAGCAGCAGAAGATGCCAATAGAACAGCTGTAGTTGGCTCCTTAAGAAACGCATACCTGCCAGCAATACTAAGACCCAACAAAACAAAAGAGAGCACTAGAATCCATTTAACCATCACGATCACACCCCTGCTCCCACCGCTTTCTTTCTTCCGTAATACGTACCCGCAACTCAAGCTCGTCACGCCTAACCCGCCTTGACAGAGCACGTCGAGCAACAATAATAGTAATGCCGTTAGCAACCAGACTGCCTAGAAGAATCCCTTCAAGTACCATGGAAGAAGTCCTTGCGATAAGATTATTAAAAAGCTACATCAACTGAGACGGCTTAATGCCATTAAGTACATCCGTAAGATCAGCAAGACTATAAAGCCTGTAGTTGTTTATTGGATTCCTATGAACACGAACCTTTCCCATTCTCTCCCAGTTTCTGAGCGTACCCCTAGATACACCAAGAAACTTAGCCGCCTTACCACTCGATAGATAGTCAGCAAAATTCATCATACTTACTCACATTGTTTAATAATCTAAACGATCGCTAGAGCCTACCACTTTGTTTCAGGTATGAATACCTTGATGTAGGTTTGACCTTTGTTAAGGAGGTTAGAAAGCGTATCACTATGAATATATCAACCCTCAACTTCAAAAAGATATGCAGCCGGTCGTCTTGAACTTCATTGCCGATGTTAAGCTCATAGAAGTCCTCAAGCCTGTCCACCGCGTCTAAGAAGCTATAAGAAGATCCCCTGTATAGAGCAAAGATAAACTTCTTACCGCCTGTAAACTCTTTAAGTCTGGTATAGGTCTCACGCGTTCTCAGACAAGTACTATTCTTAAAGAACAAGTCACAGAAAACAAAGATAGCAGGAAAGAGTATTCTTCCCCGCCTGTTCGATTCGTATCTACTGTGTCTTCGGAGATAGTCTTTTATTGGTAAGAGCTCTTCAAATGATGAGCGTTCTAGGAGATATGTTCCCTCAAGTGCCTTTACTAGATCCGTCATCTTTCTCGTCCTTAAACGAAGGCATCTGGATGTTGAATGTTGTTGCTTTCTGTTCTTGTTCTTGTGCTTTGAGCTTAGAACGCCAGACTTCGAGTGCTTTCCATTCTTCGTCGTATTTAGAAAGACCACGAGTTACGAGACCAGGTTCATATTTACGGGTATATCCGCCTTCGAGGAGTCTGTCTCCGATGGCTGCTCTTGCTAGAGTAATGGCTGCTTTAAAGTTCTTACTTCTCCGAGCCCATCTGTGCATAGTTTCTTCGCAAACACCTCGAACGGTGAAGAACTTCCTGAGTATAAGAGCGCTCTCGTCTTCTAGTGCCCACTTGATTAAAGACTCACCGATTCTCTCGATACCGGCAAGTGAGATTGGCTTCTGTTTCATGGATAGGCCGTCTAGGTAGGGCTCGAACTTGAGTATTTTGCGTTCGCGTTTTTGAACGGTGTTAGACTGTGGTTTTTTCTTCGCCATACGTGTCCTTTACGATGGTGAATTCGGTTCTGGTTAATTTATCGTATATTTTTCTAGCGGTGATGGTGGTGATGGTTGAGTCGTCTTTGATAAGGATACCTTGAATAGTATCTTCTAGGAATTTAAGAAGGTTTGAGGCATCGGGTCTTTTGTCGTGTAGAGTACCCTGCATTTTGGTTCGTTTGTTGGGTCTGTAGGATTTGGGGATTTGCATGTAGAAGGTAACGTCGAGGTGTAGTGGTCCGTCTAGGATTGTAGGTTTGGGTGCTTGTGAGAGTATATCATACCGTGCTTCTTCTTTGAGTGCTTTCTGTGTGTCGATTCCGTGGGGGAAAGGTTTTGTTGAGAACTGAGGTCTTTTTAATGGTATTGGTTTTCCAAGCAGGGTATAGACCATCGGCTTTTTGTTTAAGGTAGAGTTCATAAAGTTGCTCCTCAAGGGTTTCTGCTTCAACTCCAGTTTCTAGTGCTTCTTGTAAGTATGACCTGTAACGTCCTTCGTAGGGGTTAGGAAGGTTAAGATTGTTTTGGCCTAAGTGGTCTTTAAGTTTGAAGTACGAATAATAAACAGGTTCGTAAGGCTTATCTGAGAAGTCGTGTTTATAGACGGGGTGTTTAAGCTTAACTACAACAGGCTTCGTATTTGGCTCAGAATCAACGATTTTATAAAGATCGAGCAGGAAGCTTATAGCTTCGAGGTTAAGCTGTCTGTACGTATCCTTAACATGCTGTAGGCATAAGTTAGTGATCTCTTGGTACGCTTGTTCGCCTGTAAGGGATTGGTTGTAGTTATCTCGGGCATGGATGAGAGATTGGTTAGGGAATTGGGAGAGGCGTATTTTGCCGGCGGTTGTGAGGTTTAATTTATGGAACTGATGAGTCGCTGGTGGGATAAGTTTATTCATGGCTATCGTTTTAATCTTAGTGTGTTGTTCAGTTGTCATTAAAGAACTCCTAAAAGATTAGGTCAGGAATAGTTATAGCCAGTCTCTACGGTTTGTCCAGTTTGCAACTTCCATTCATTGAGTGCGCGGCGGTATCGAGTCATGTCTTGTCGTTCAATCTCTCTGTGGATTGAGCGCATCTTTATCTTTGCAAATGTCTCAGTTGGCATTGGAGGCAGTGGAGTTCTAAAATCGTCCTGTTGGGGTATCGGAGGTAAACAAGGCACCTCAAGTGAAGAGTTGTAACAGCTGTCCCATTTATGGTTCTTATCCCAGGCCTTAAAGTCTCTGATAGCTGGAGAGCATTCTAAATACCAATCTTTATCGGCTCCAGCAAATTGACGCAGTTTGGGTATGGCAAATCGCGTATCCCCTGACATCTCTCCCCTCATTGGTACTTTTTCAGGGTATATTTTGACCCGAGAGGGCACTATTTCTCTCTCATTTCTAAGTAAAGATATATTTCTTTCTTTCTTAATACATTGTGACTGGTATTCAGAATGAGAAGAATAGTCTTGTGGTTTTGACTGAAGCTGCGATGCACAGAAAAAGAAGGCTAGAGCAGGGATGAGATTCTTAAGTAGCTTAGTGACTGCGGGGGTGAGTAGCGTTGCAGGAATAGAATATTTGTTTCTCTTCATGTGTGCGCTCTCCCAGGTCAGAAGACCAGCGTCACGCAACGTCTTGTTTGCTTGGACAACTGTGCAAGGCCATGTCCCTATGCGCTCAGCAATGCCCTGAAGCGAAAGGTTCGACGGCCTACCGTTTGCCTCCATAGTCATGTGCAACTTGAACGTAGCCCCGACAGAGTACGGCTGAGACTCTAAGAAGTGGACCACAGCCGTACCACTATGAGCAACTTTCAGCTCAGACTTGTCCTGAGAAACTTTATTTTTATTTTGTGCTTGATTTCTGATAGAGATGTGTATAGTATTAATCACATGTTATCTTTCGGGGATGCAACTCTTGGATTTAACATATGAAGACCTTCGCTTTTCATCGTTGGTTTTTCATTCCTAACAACAATTCACTTTCCTTCCTTGATCAGTTGAGGGTGAAAACAAATTTAAGCGTCTCTTCGGAGGCGCTTGTTTGTTTATGGGATACTTATTTCAACTAATGGATGGTTCTAAAGTAGAGAAAGTCTGAGAAGAACTCAAGAAAATCTTAACTTAAGTTTTCCTGAACCTTTTACAAATTTTTGTTTTAAGTCTATCTATTGAAAACTCGTCGTTGTCTTCATACTCATCTTTAAAATATCTTGCCGAATCTATTAAGTAACTATTAATTTCTTTTGATAGCTCTTCAATAACATTATCTGTTTCTCCATAGACCCTACTTAACTCTATAGTACTAGACCACAAATCAGCACAGCAACCTACATTATTACTTTGAGAAAAATCTATATCTACTTTAAAGTTTATATCATCTGGAAAGCCGGCTGAATCTTCAATGAACCACATCATTTCGCTTTGGATGCAAAACCCACCGAAGTTTCTTTCCGCATACCACAGATGGCGAACTCCATCATTCCATGCACTCACACGAGAGCAACGCATCAAATTCCCAATCCACTTCAAGATAGAATTTTTATCGTCACTTTCATCTTTGAGAGAATTCAGTACTACAGAAAATTCATTTGAAATTGACCTACTAAGTATTGGAACCATTTTCTTTAAACTAGAAAACTCATCAACAATCATAAAATCTCCAGATAACTCAAGAAGAAGCTTTAGTCCACTTGATTTTTATCTCTTCATGCAACCTCCTTACGCTGCGGCGCTATTTAAGCCCCGGTTGAGCATTCCCCTTATTAAGACGTCGCATAGCCTTCTTACTAAAGGCGCTCTCTTGGAGTTTTACATTAAACGCATCAACTTCTTCCCAGCCAGCGTCAATCTCTTTTGAGAGCAACGACATTTCTGCTCCAAGCGCAACATTAAGAGTGCTCAGCTCGGCTGATGTCTTATCCAGCTCATCCACGTTTGGCAGTAACTTTTCAATATTCTCAATTGAGATATCTTCATAGTATTTTATCGCAAGCTGGCTCTCAACAATCCGTGCTTCAAAACGCAGAATGGTGTTTTTGTGGTGCGCTTTTGCGAGCTCAAAATAAGACTCCGCGTTATCTTTAAGCTTCTTTAGCAAATCATATTTTTGGCTCGCAGCCTTTTGCAAATTCTTAACTGCTGATTCTGAAAAAATGTCTTTCATGCAATATCCTTTTCTTACTTTATTGGAACTTTATCGGAACTTTATCGGAACTTTGTTGTTTAAAGAGGCGTTCTACTTTAGCTTCTTCGTGACATCAAAACCCAAAAACTTAGCCAGTATAATCTGCGTCACTAGCGATGTCTTACGTTTATCATCCAAAAAGTTCCTGAGCGTTCTATACGCAACCCCAATGTCCTTTGATGCCATTAACACACTGCTATCATTCGCGATCATATACTTAACCAAGGCGTCTCTTAAATCTTCATCTGAAGGCAAAAGCTTCTTAATCGCTTCCATCTCAATCCCTTTGAATATAATTATTTACAAGTTAATAGTGATAACCATTATAACACTTATAAACAATATTAGCTACCTATTGACATACATGTACAAAGATGTTAAGTTATGACTAGCGGTATATATAGTAACTAACCAAAGGAACTGAGATGAATCTCCAGAGGGAAAATGATGAATAAAAAGAAAGACACCTTGACGCCTGAGCAGTTCGAAAAGCACGCAAAAAGGCTTTCGGAAGTTGGGGACGGTAGGCCTATCGAGCAGGCTAGAGAGATGATTCGATTTGCTAATTTAAAAATGGAAATTGCCAAGAAGAAAGCTGAAGGGACTTGCTCCAAGAGCGATGAGCTAAAAGGGGAGACACTAAAAAGAATTGAAGGCATGGTGAAGAGCGCTTTATTAAAGATTAATGCTCTCGACAAGAAAGCCAAAGATGGCGATGAATAAGAAAAAAATAGTAAGCAGAGAAATGTCTTTGTGTGCCGACGCAATAAGCCTACTTGCTCATATTGAACGTGGTTGCGACTCTTCTTCTGCTGTATCTACGGCAGAAGAAATATACGAGATTTTGAAAGAGCTAGAAGAAATTCTATGGAAAGAGGAAGCAAAATGAAGACAGTAAACATAGACATGTATCCTGATCATGCAGAGCAGGGGATTGAATGGTGTGAGGTTGCTGAAAATCTGTATGAAGCCAGAAAGATGAAGAAGCACTTTGCTGCTATTGAACTTAATCTCTTGGCGCAACTGAAAGACTTGTCTGAAGACTTGAGCTCTAAGGGCGGAACCTATCTATTTACCAAGTCACCATGCAAATCCAATATCGATTACAGCTTAATACCAGAACTTGAAGACGTAGACCTCGAACTCTACCGAAAAGTTAAAGGACAACGATGGAAACTAACAAAGATCTAAAGGATAAATAATGGAAGAAAATAACCTCCAAGCCAGAATCACTAGTTTAGAAATGAAACTGTATGCCCTAGAGCATGCAAAGTTCAACGATGAGCCGCGAACTCAATCTCAATCGATCGATGTGTTGATGGCAGCTTTTTGTAAAGCACAGTCCGAATATGAGCCCTTAGTTAAGTCGCGAATGGGTGATCGTGGTGCTTATGCTGTATTGGCTGACTATGGTAGTTCAACATTTAAAGCGTTGCATAATAACGGAATCGTCTATTACTTATATAGATCAAAGATAAAAGGTGACCACTTTTTGAGAGCCCGGCTACAACATTCGAGCGGTCAGTTCTTCGAGTCAATCGTACAAGGGCCACATAAAGACAATCCAACAGGAAAAGAGGCCGGAGAAATTCAAGGCGTCTACACCAGGCTTGAGCGCTATATAACAAAAGAACTTCTTGGGATCATGGAAGAAGATGACGAAGATACTAAGCCTTATTCCGAAAGCAAAGGTTCAAGTAACGGAAAGATAACCGAAGGTCAGCTAAAATTCCTTAATAGCCTACTTCAAGGCAAGGCTGTAATGAAAGAAGAAATCTTGAGGGCCAATGAGATAGAAACCCTTGCAGACCTTCCCATTCAAGAAGCATCAGAATATATCACAACCCTTAAAAATAACCGGGACAAATAAATCAGCAATGCTTAAAAAACTACTGCTTCTTATAACACTACTTGCTTCAGTTTCTATAGTTGGAATGAAAAGATCTAAGAAAAGCGGATGCTTATGGTATTTGTCTTCTGATGCACGAACTGAAAGAGCACACTATATTGCTAAAGATTCAACAACCACAGCGAAAAAGCGACCAACAAAGACGCTACAACACACATCGATATCAAAAGATAAATCTGATTAAATTCCATTTGCTTCCTCCAGTCTTTAAAGAATACTGCTCGTGAACTCATGGTTCACATCCCCCTGGCAAGCCCGGTTAGAGCTTTTCAGGGGGAAGTTAAATGAAAATAAGGTCTTAGTCTTTTGCAACTGCAGCTGCATCACGAGCTGCTCTATCTTTGTATGTAGGCTGAGCAAATACAAGCTCGGCAAAAGCTTCTTTATTGGTAGGAATAGATTCAACACCCAGAGCAGCCAACTTTGGCTCCCACTTTTCTTTCAAACGCTTGATGCATTGCTCGTACTTATGCATTGGATAATACGCTATCCTACGCTTCATGTCCGCTTCAAAGATCTCAGAAGAAATCTCGTTCTTGATAACCTTCTTATGTGTCTCACTCAATGTTAAAAGTTCTACGCCGTCAACTTTAATTTCCATGGGCTTCCTTTACTTGATTAAAGTTTTTGCTGTTTCTTTATTTACATCTTCTTTTTTAAGCATCTCTACAATGCCTTGGATGGATAATTTCTCATCGGTCGACATATTCTTGTCGCCTATTTTTGCTCGATTTAAAACAGACTTAAAGAGAGATTCTCGCTGATGAGTATTCACATTCTTATTATCGAATGACCCATCATCAACTTCTTTCTTTATTTGAGACCACTGCATGATCTCACGGACACGATCCTTTGAGACTAGATCTCCGCTAGCCAGGTGAAAAAGAATCTCCTCACGGTCAATTTCAAGTCGTTCCTTCTCAAATCCAGCTGATGACTCAAGCTTCTCCTCAATCTCTTTCAGATCTATTCTTTTTCTTCGTATCATAAAAGAAGAGTTAACCAGCTCATTAAAGTGACACACCTGCTCACGAACAGACTGCCAATACTTTGATGCCTTTGTTGGGAACTTTGCGTCATTAAGAACCGAAAACCGAGCTTGTGTTTCTGTACGGAATATCTGGTTCTTATTCCACGAATCTAAGAGCTCAGCACTAATGTCTCGAAGCTTATTGAACTCTTTCTCATCTAAAATTGACGCTATTGGCTCTAAATAATCCATGTTGTTCCTACGTAACGGTGAAGGTTACTATTGTTGGGCCACTTTCTAGCCTTTCAGAGGCAATTGAGCCGACGCCAGAACCATCAATTGTTATAGCATCACTACTTGAAGATCCAGCGCTACCAGATGCAGCTCTTACCACATTAAGAGCAGGTCCAGCTGACCAAGAATCTAATGCTCCATCATATATTTCAGTTGTTACACTTAATGCTGCCGCAACATAGCCACCGATACAAAGTGCATCTGCAGCGGGACCAGAACCACTAGCCTCAAATCTAGTTGCTGACAATACTGTTTTATTTGTCCACGTATCTCCAACACCATCATATCTTTCAACTATGTCTATCCCAGTTCCACCACTATTCTGGCCACCAAAACATAAAGTATCTGTACCTGTTCCAGTTCCACCAGATTGGATTCTTGCTGCGCTTAAAACTGCTTTTGTTGTCCACGCATCTCCAACACCATCATATCTTTCTGTGCTGTCAGTTGGTACATACGTCGCACATGCATTATTATCAATTCTTCCACCAAACGCTAAAGCATCAGAAGAAGTTCCTGATTTGCCAAGAAAGCGACGAGCGATAGTTATAGCTGTTTTATTTGTCCACGAATCTCCAGCACCTTCATAAACTTCTGTAAATGCTACGGGCCCACATCCTACTGGTGTTGATCCACAAAAAGATATAGCACTAGAACCGGAATCACCAACAAGAGCACCACGTATTACAGTGCTATTATTTCGTTGAGTTCTATTAGAAAAACTATCCGATAGAAGCTCATAGAGTACAGTATAACCAGCACCTGAAGTCTCACCGGAACATAGAATTTCTTCTGAAGTGCCCGATCCACCATCTTGCGGATTCTGTATAGCGATAGGAAAATTAGCTTTTACCACCCAAGCTAGTGCTCCTGTTCCTTTAGAGCCTTTAAACAAGTCAGTAGTGGTGTTGTACCAAACCTGTCCAGCAATTGGAGTTGCTGGATCTGAAGCAAGTGGTTCGAAAATAGACAGCACGCCACCGTTAATAGTGATCGTATCTCCAAAAGCAGAGGTATTAATATTAGTACCTCCGTAAATATTGATACCGTTCACATCAGGGATGGCCGTCCCTGAATCCGCAATAAATAAAGTAGGCACATCATCTGTAACATCCACTGTTAACTCAGACCCGGCTGCTGAAGTTTGAATGTAGAAACCTCCTACGACGTCAAGTATATTAGCTGCCGGTATAGCCGTTCCAGCATCTGTAACATACGAAGTGGCTACATCTACCGAAGCATCCACTGTTACAGTAGAACCAGCTCCAGAAGTAGAAACCCCAGTTCCTCCTGCAATCGTTAAAATATTAGCTGCGGGTACAGCAGCTCCTGCATCCGTATCATAGGAAGTAGCTACATCTATTGAAGCATCAACCGTTAAAGTTGAACCAGCTCCTGAAGTTATCACTCCGGTTCCGCCTGCAATGGTTATAATGCCTAATGCGGGTACCGCTGATCCAGCATCACCGTCAAATTGAAGCGCTGCTCCAGTGGAAACTTCTAGCCATGTTGCAGTATTAGCTTCAAGACTCACCAACATCCATACGTTTTCTGGTGAAGTTGATTGATCTATCCAAATGGCACCTACATCCAAGTTCTTTTTATCGTTTGCTGTAGGAGCTCTGTTATCAACTGTTAAGTTTGGAGGTGAATATGCATTTGTGCCAACATAAGCGAGCGGATTCAATCCATTAAGTCTTGAGTCTTTTTTAGCCATTACTCTCCCTTTTTAACAAACTAGATAACCTGAAAGATACGTACCATTAGCACTTAGATTCACGTTCTTTCCAACACCAGAAACCATAACTGTAAAATATGCTGTATCCGACGAATCCATATCAGTAAACGTAGTATAAAATTGAAACTGGTTAGTAGAACTCGCTGGGGTATGAATAACGGTATATGTTCTATTGCTAGTCACTATTTGAACTTGAATGTTGTTTTGATTATGTGAAGAATTCCACGAAGCAACTGATACATTCAGAAAATATCGACCTGTAATTGGTGCCGTAAATGTCCCCGTTGTAGTATTATAGTCGGAACCTTGATCAAAATCTTCTGAATTAGCAATGATAGTATAAACAGTCCCATCTCCAGTTACACTTGATAAGGTATCCGAAAGATATGCCATGAATGCCGGCTGTAATGGCATAGTTCTCTCGCCAGCAGCCGTCATTACAAACGTGTCGGTAGTTCCTAGAGCAGATCCATTTGATATCTTAAAAGCATCAGCTGCGTCATCATCCACACCAATACGGAATTCTCCTGTCGTATTGATATCTAACTGAACGAATGAATCTCCAGAAGCTCCAGGATCGATCGTCAACTCTTGTGATGCGTTATTAATATTATTTTTTGTTGCCATATATAACTCCTAACAAGCCAAATGACCCGCAAAATAGGTTTTCATTTCTGTAGCTGTTGATGGCTCTAGATCGCATATATCGCCAGCTTCACCATAAACATAGCAATGCGACTCTGCTGTATCAGCCGCATCCATATCTGCAAATGCTCCTATTATAACCCAGTGGTCTGCGCCTGAGGAACCCCTGTAAAGTCCATTGGCGTATGTTCTGTTGCTTGTTTGAACATATATAAACGATCTATCTGCTGCAACGCATCCTGTAAAATAGACACCTCCACAGAAAAAATATCGACCTGCAACTGGCGCGGTGAAGATCCCAGTACCAGTTGCATAATCTGCACCCTGATCGAAAATTTCTGTATCACAAACATAAGTATAATTTGTTCCACTTCCTGTTACATTAGCAGCCTGAGAACTCAAATAAGCTGAAAATGCTGGCTGTATTGGCATAGTTCTCTCGCCAGCAGCTGTCATTACCAATGTATCATTGGTTCCCAGAGCAGAGCCCTGGGATATCCTAAACGAATCGTC